TAAGAGATTTCTTGCTCCATCTTGCTCAAAAAGATGTATGTCGAGACTATCTCAAACAGAGTAAAAAAGTTAAAGACTCTGTTATCCATTCTTGGTTTTTCCAATACACAAATGCGGAATATCAAAAATGGGGTTTAGATGCTTCTAGACGCACTATCACAGGTGCTAAATCTCAGTCAGAGATTAAGAAGAAAGAGGACTTTGTTAAAACCCTCTCTAATTCTAAAAAGATCTCTGTAAGCAAAGATGAATCTGATTCTTCTATTTCTCATGTTGACTACTATGATGAGAATCAAGTCAACAATGCAGAAGAAAGAATCCAAAGAAGTCAAGTTAATGATCTGATCTTAAATAAATTCAAAGAGAATTTTGGTATAGATTCAGAATATTACTTCTCACTGTGGGAGACTGAAAGAGATGGGAAGTATCCAAGTCGTGTAGAATGGGCTAAGGAATGGGAAATTCCTTATCGTCAACTCACTACCGATATTTACAAGTGCTTCGACTGTATTAAAGATATGGGAAGAGATCAATTCTCTATTTGATTAGAGACTTAAATGCTTTTGTATCTTTATGCTCTTTTCCGCTCAAAATAGAGATTGGGGCTTTAATAATAGCCAAGGGTAATGCAGATCTGAAAACAACTACAGGATCTAAGTCAGTTCTGAAAATTTGGAACATGACTTTATATCCCAATTCATTTCTATTAACAAACTTTTGAAGTGTAAACCCCGTACCCTTCGGTCCATAATCTTCTCCAAGTTCTACAGTCTTACCTGTAAATTGGAACATTTTCTCTAAGCCTTCCATTTGCTTATAAGCAATCTCTAAAAGGTCTTGTAATTTATTGACCTTGCCTTCATCAATATCCCCATCTCTTGTCAATCTGACATATGGAAACTCTTGAACTTGATTGAAGTAGTCATAATTTGCAAAGGAATTTGTTTGCATAGTATCGGGAAGCCAATCTTGACCTTCTTCATAGGCTTGCTTTTCAAGTTGAGCAATACGGATCTCAAGATCTCTAATAATTTCTGAGGCAGATTTTCTCATTTTAATTTCTCCTTCGTATTTTTAAAAAATAAAAAAACATAAAAATAATGCTTATAAAGAAATAATTAAAATAGTTTTTCCCTAGCATGAACCCCCATTCGATTATTTGAATGTAATGAGTTAAATGAATACATTACATTCAAATAATCTATACAGGTGCATTGAATAAAACTTGACCTCTTGGAAGCATCAAACCGCTCTCTAAAAAGGTTCTCCCTGTGATCGGATCCCGATCAGATGCACACATGATGAAACCTAATCCCGCTCCCACACTTCCTAAGATCACACTCGATCCACTTAAAGAAGACACCCCTACACTTCTAATATTTGTACTCACACCACTGTTCACTGAAACGACCCCTCCCGCATTATTAATTGAAATACTACCTGTTGCAGAAGATATAGCAATACCACTTGGATTCTGATTTATAGAAGTAGTCCCTGCTACATGATTAATTGCACCCCCTAAAACTGTCACATTATATGAGCCACTTGTAATATTTGTACTCACATTTGAAGTTGTTAAGAAATTAGATACTTTATCTCCATAAACGCAGGTATAAGAATCAACTACACCCCCTACAAATCCCGTAGTCGGGTTTGCTCCTATTGTCTCACTTTTAGGAGGTGAGTTTAGAGGATTGAAATCAGTGGGACCTGTGATGACTCTTTCAAACTTCCCTGTGACCACCTCCTTCTTTTGTTTAGTAGAAATTGAAATCTGATCTCCACTTGATAAAGATAATGCAGTCTGTGTATTGAGATTAATATTAGACACATCTCCCATATCTAAAATCGGGGCTTTTAAAACAATCCCACTTTCTGACTTTAGTTCAACTACTCCCGTTGATTCGACTTTCACCCCTACCCTACTTAATTCGGGGTCAAAACTAGCATTACCCTCATTCGCTTGGTTTGGTATGAAAACCCCTGTTGATCTTAAATGTATAGCCCCATTCAACGAGTTAAATAAGATATTAGCATCCGTATTACTAGAACCCTCTGTAATGACTTCTAAGCCCTTTGATTTAATATTGAGGGTCTTACCTATACTCGCCCCTAGACCGCCTTCTATTCGTGTCTTAAAGGCATCTTCTAAGGGAGATGATATAAAGGAACGATATGCCCCTCCTTTCGTATATCCCGATATACTGTCTTCTAATCCATCAACAAGAGGAGATACAGAAATAAGAGTGGCTAATTGCTCTTCTAAGGGCGTGAATTCAGTAATTGCATCTAATGACACATCATCTGCATCAAATTGCATATACAAGGGCTTACCGTAAGTAATTATCCCTTGATCTGTTATAGGATCATTCCCTACGGGAGTTCCGAGAGCAAATTGAACAAAAGGAAGATTCTTTACATTTAAAAGACGATCCGCATCAAAACCATCTGATTGCTCTGATACAGGTAAAGTCCCATCAGAAGTATGAGAAACCTCAATTCTATATTCACATAGAGCATCGGTATCTTCTGTACTTAAAACACTCCCCTCTTTGTTAATCCTCAGAATAGATTTCCCACCGTAAATATCCCCACTTAAAGTATTCCCCTTTCCATTTATATCTATGAGTTTTGAATCATAAAGAAATTTATATGGGTTAATTTCTAATTGGATCTTCCCGCCTTGATTCTCAAAGATATTCCCATCCCCATTTCTCAGAAAGAAAGGATGAGGATCTAAAAGGTTAATTTCTTCATCTGACTGTACAGACTGAATTTCACGCTCTTGATCAAACAATAAATCTTGATTGAAATCTAATGTAGAAATGAACATCTCTTTAGGAAGTGTTCTTGAATCTCTTTGTATCATCCCCGAATATATCCGAGTACCTGCAGTTGAGTGGAACTGTTGAAGAGATCTCATCACAATGGCTTGGTCTTGATCTCTTAATTTAATTTCATTTGCTCTCCGATTAGAAATTAAAACACTCTCATCTAAAACTATATCCGATCCTTGAGAGGAGGATGCACCGATGTTGCCGGGGGAGTAATGGCGGAGTTTATGTCTTCTTCTATTGACTACTGCTTTCGCTTCTTTTCTTTCTTTAGGGCTATTTAAAATCCCTTCTTCATTTGAGAAATCTTGAGTCGGTAGCCAATCGTGACCTAAAAATGTAGTTCTAGGCATCCACCCGACAATAGCAGGAGATTTCTTACCTGCCTGTCCTGTTGTATTCTGAGCAAACCAACCCAAAACACATATATCACCAACTTCGGGGATACCTCCTAAGAACATCCTAGCACCCGCGTATGGCATGAGGATTTGAACCCCTTCATATCTCGGTTGTGAATCCTCCCCCGTTAGGACAAGAACATTACATCTCATATCTTCCCAAAAGACTTGAGTGACTCTTGCAAGTGCGAAAGCAAGGTTAGACCATCCGCTCGATGTCGAGGTTGTAATTGGCTTATTCATCTGATTCCTCTCTATTGTTTATGGACTCTTCAAAATTCTTTCTAAAGACTGCCCTTGCACTCGTATTTGCTTGGTTTAAATCTTCTACAGATTCAGTCACCTCTTCAAAAAGTCTTTCTACATTCTCTGCAAACCCACTCTCATCTCCCGAAAATCCCGAAACTGTATTAGGGTTGAATAGATTATCTAAACCCTCACCATTTTGAACATTATCAAGATCGCCCTTCAATGCACTCTGATGCCTTTTCCATTCATCTGCTTTTCTTAAGATTTCTTCTCTGTAGTTCAAAACAAGATCACTATCTAAATCTGTAGACGTACCTAAAAACTCTGAATCTGAATTTAATAACTCAGAAACTATATCATCATCATACCCCCTGCAATCACATTGAGCATCTCCCCTACTCGGAGGAGTGATTTGAGTCCTCCTTGCGGGAATGTTATTCACTACTTGAGAATCCTCTTTTTTAATGATTGCATTCGATAACTGATCTATGAATTGATCCCTCGTCTTAGCGATTAATCCTAATGAACTAGCAATCTCTTCAATCCGATCTAACTTTTCTACTTCTTCTGTCACCCCACTTGTCAACCGCTCAAAGGCTTTCCTTGCAATTTCTTTATTTGCTTTCTTATTAGGATCATTCCTTTGTTTATAAAGACTTAAAAGGTATTCATTCAATTCATCTTCTGTAAAGACTCTAGTTGGATCTACTTTCGCAAGTTGGTCAAAAGTATTATTCGGTAAAATATCTAACCCTCTTCCGTATTGATAAGACCCAAAGACTTCATACCCATTCTCATCTGATATAGGGAAAATAGGACTCATAAAAGACTTGGTAATAGATACTGATTTTGTCTTACCTTTTTTTACATTAGTAGTTCGGTAAATACTTGGTGATTTGAAAATCCTAGCCAAGTCAGTGATGAAATTATTCAAGGCTTTCTTTAACTTAACTTGGTCATTTACATTTAAGAGATCGGGGTAATCGGACGAACCTTGTATGAATAGATTACTTGCGGTTTTTTGAGCAATCAAAGGAATCTCTGTATTGGCTACAACAGTATCTAAACTTAACCGACCACTCCCCCCATGAAGTGCGTACCCCTTACTCTTTAATTTACTCCCTTTAGCACTCCTCTTAGCCTTGAAAATTAGACTCTCTAATTGGGATACTTTGATCCCTTGTTTAAAGTATGTATTCCTTATAAAATGCTCCAAGTTGATCTGTAAACTCTGAATATAAGTAGAGGTTTTCAGAGATTTACTTATGTTCAAAGTAGATCTATTTACATAAGTTACTGTCTCATTCTTCATAAAAGATAAAGTCAAGATGTCTTTAGTTGGAGTGACTTTAGGTTGATTGTCATATAAAGTTTTAGTCAGTAAACCTCTTTTCGGGGCTATGTCTTTAAACTCTACTTTATCCCCTCCAATTCCTATGACCATATTATTTGAAGTGGCATCTGCTCTCTCAAGATATACTTTTTGATGAGAAATATTCCCATCCTCATCAAAAGACAATTTTTCGGGTGCTTGGCTATCCTCATTTGGGTGTGAGGATGAGTAGTATCGGTAGTAGCCGGGTTGGTTGGGATTGAATGAACTCTTCTTGTTACTGAGTAAAGTAATGAGACTTGAAGTCGATCCCGCTTCGGGAATCCCCTCCCCCGATTTTGAACTAGCATATTTAATTGCATCTATTAATTCTACAATAGTCAACTGCCCTCCCTCTTGATTTTTTATTTTTTGAATCGCTTGGTCATATTGAATCTGTGCCTTCTCCCTTGCTTTCTTAGACTCACTAAACTTCCCTTTTTTATTTAATTTAGATGCTTTCTTCCTATTTGCAACTACTTGTTTATTGGCTTCACTTAAAGCATTCTCCCCGCCAAGCCTTCCTTTATTGTCTAAACTAATTTCTGTCTCAAGAGTCTGTGTATCATCACTCGGATCGGGTAACGTAACAACCCAAGGTCCCTTGAAATAAATATCATCTAAAACCCCATCTTCTTCAACTACATCATTGGGGTTTTTTAGTCTAATTATTTTAAGTCGATACCCCTCCATCAAGATCATATTCCTAAATAATTTCTTAGTTGTAGGATTTGATGTACCTCCTAAAGTGTAGTCAATGGGGGAGTATAAGAAACTCGGATCTAATTTAGTTGTATCTAATGCCATTACTACATTCGGAAATCCTGTAGATCTAAAAAACCCTCCATCCTCTTTATATAGAGTTTTAGGGGGTAAGAAAGTTCTTTCAAGATCGACTGCTCTTGCACTGTTTTCTGAATAAGGCACTCTAGGATCACCGCTTGGTACGAATTTCTTTCTTCTAGAGACTAACTCCAAAGAAGTTGTACAGGCACTTCCAAAGGTGAAAGAATGATTTACAGAGGATACATAATAATAAGTATCAATATGCTCAACATAAACGGGATAGCCCATTTTAATTTCGGGTCTAAGTGGGATAGTTAAATTGGCAGTATTCACACTCTTATTCACTTCATCCAACTTCACCACGGCCGCATAAAACGCTTGTTCTCTTGTGTTATAAAAAGTCGAATCAAACTCAAAAGGTTTCCATCCATATTTAGCAACTAATCTATAATCAACATATGTAGATCTCACACCAAACTCACCCTCCATTCCTACACCCGTTTGATTTCTAAATGGCCCGCCTTTGCAAATTACATACGTTGCTTCGGGTTCATTATGAGAAAAACTTAAATCTACAATATCTTCTTTCTTAATTCGATATACTCTACTTGAAGAAGTATCTAAATTATACATGGGAGGTTTAAAAACTAAATCCCCATCAAAATCTTGATAAAACTCATACCCTGTTTTCTCACTGACCATTTTAGCGATTTGTAATTTAGATTCATATGAAGTGGAGAAAAGGGAGATATTTCCGATTGCACCGTAATCTGTGATGAATGACTTTAATTGAGTCGTTAAAACACCTAAATTATCTTTCTCACTTGCTTGAGCAAGAAATCTAATATCTAAAAACCGATTGACCTGTCCTTCTCGGTCTTTCGCTACTGCACCCGTATTTGAAGCCCTTGCAAAGGCGGTACTTGTCTTAGCATTTTGAGAAAGATCTAAAGTGGCTTTCTGTACTTGAAGTAATTCTTTATCTAATCTCTTTCCCCTGTAAAGATTAGTCATAAAGGCTTGCTCTGTAGCGGAGAAGATCCTCCCACTTGCACCAAACATTCTGAGTCCGTACATCCCTTGACTAAATCTTCTTTCCCAATATCGCATGGCTAAAGAGAAATAATCTGTACCCCCACTCGTCTTTGCTCTTACATTGGATTTACTACTCCAAGTCCATTCTAACCCATCTGCACTTCCCCCTGTATCACGATATAAATCATAGATGATTTGGTGTGGAGTCATATTAGTATAGACATGACCACTGAGATGGACTGAACCTCTTGATTCTGTGGGAGCGGATGCCATGTAGGCCGCGTTGGTGTTGATCTTCTGATATTCCCAAAAATGGAGCATAGATCCACACGAGATACTCGCATTATAGAACCCTCCTCCATAGGAGTAAGATACACTTGTAACTACACCATGAAAGACAGGATAATAAGGACGCATTTGAACTTTAGACAGGTCATATTCCCCACTCCCCTCACTATCTTTAAAAGTATCTCCACTCTCAGATAAATTACTTGTAGGAAAAAACCCTCTATAATAGATATGAACTTCAATTCCCGTTTGAAATAAGAAAGCCCCGTTCTGAAATATACTATCTCCATAATGCTTTGGTATTGACATAGAAATATCAGAAGAAAGGGTATCTAAACTCCCACTCACATTCACACTTGTGATGAACGCTTGGAAATCTATTTGATTATTACATTCTCTACATCCTGCAAGGCTTGTCTCACCGTTAAACTTTACAATCGCATCGGGAGTCCATGAAACGACTTTCCGATATTTATTTCTTATATCGGTCTTCCAATTTCCTGCGTATGGTCTATTTTCTATGCTCATTTTATTACCTCACTACATTTGTAGGTTGAGTCATGGGTAAGATTTCTGATTTAAAATCAAAGTCTCTATAGAAATGCTTAAAGACTGTGAACTCAAAACTAAATTCAAAACCCCCATTTTGTTTACTTTCATCAATACCATATGAAAAACTATCTATTCTCCCTACCCACTCTTGACCATCGTAATGAATACTTTGAGTCCCCACTGCATGATTTCCTCTTGTCTTACCGAGTCGATCTACTACAGTAGCAGAATTTCGATACACACTGAATATGCTCATTAGATTTCTCCAACCTGCACTATCTCTTTTACTTGCAAATTGCAAACCCGATAAACCTTGACTCCCATCCCCTCTCCCACTGATAAATGCACCTACATTACAAGTGATACTCAACTTAGGTAATTGCTCCCCCCATCTTTGAAATATAAACCCATAACGAGACATTTCTTGATAGGCTTGGATGTTCTCATAATTTCTAGTCATTGAAGATGGATTGATTAGAAATACAATAGGAGGAAGTTGAGTTAAATGATCCATCTGTCTTGCTACATCTATTAATTGATCTCGATCTGAAAATCCTGCTTCTACAGTTTCCCTTAAACCTACCTTACTATTTGAAGATACAGGTTTTCTTGAGGTTGTAGAAATTACAGGTCTTATATTGGCTACTGCTCTACTCTTTAATATAGTCTCTCTCAGAGGACTTGAAAAAGGCTTCTCTGCTTCTGTGACTAATCCATACTCTAAAGGAGGAGGGTTTACACTTAATACAAAAGGCGAATAACCCCTCAAAGATTCTTTAGATAAATCTATAGGGATCGTACCTTGATTATCTTCGGGAAATAATAGAAATTCCTCTCCCATAGGAAGATTGATATAGGGGAGCGTTGCGGTAGTTCCTTTCATCTGAATGACCCTCCTTGAGTTCGGATTCCATGTACTTCTCTTTCCACTTGAAAGACTGCACTTAAATTAAACATAAAAGGTTGGTCTGCTGTTTCTTCTATTGAAAAAGACTGAAACCAACCAAACCATATTCCCCCATCAAAACTCATCTTGATCCGCCCCTGTAAAATAATATCTCCCCTACTGTCATAGATTGAACCATTATTATGAAATAAGGCTAGAAGATCTAACATCTTGTCATATTGAATTGTATCCCTTCTCGTACCTCCTATGTTTAGACCGTAATTATCCCCCTTCACGTTTACCGATCCTGTTATTGCACTCAATCCTGTGCCTACCCTTATAAAACCTCCTGTAGGGATGTTTAACGTGATTGTAATGGGTTCATCTCCCCAATAGTATTCAACGAACCCTCCCATCGTTTGAGATCGGTCTACTTTTTTAGTATATGAGAAATTAAGATCTTTAGGATTTGCATAGAGAACCATCTTAAGATTATCGGGTAAAAGACTTGTGAATCCATCGGGTGCAATCACATCAAAAACGACAGGTCTTTTACCTCTCCCATTGAACTCATCACTTGGAGAATTAAAATGTGGTTTGATTATATCTGCCATGTCTTATTTCTCCTATGGTTCTACTACAACATTAGATTCTCTTAAAGCACCGTATACTGCTTTCTTTACTTTACCTGCCATGTCGGGCGAATCCCCATTTATATTGATCACAACACTAGCCCTTCCTCCCCCTCCTCCAAGTACATTAGATACCGGCCCTCCCTTCTGCATCGCTACAACATCATCCTTACCCGATATTCTAACTGCAGTTCCATTTTGATATATAACACCATCATTAAAATATTGTGATTGGGCAAATAACTCCCCTAAAGAATCTTGCTTTTCTTCACTAAACCTACTTGGGTTGGCATCAAAGACTCTTTTTAATTGTGAGATAGAGGAATCCGAATTTAATCCGAAATCACTAAGATCTCCAAACTGACCCATTATATTTTGTTTAAGTGTATTTTTTGCAATCTTTTTATCTGCTTCTACTAGTACGTCCACATCCCTTTTCTTCTTTTTAGAGTTTTTAGATTCTTCCTCTATCTCAAGTTTCTTTGTTTTTTTAACATCGTTAATATTTAATTCCATTTGAGGAAAATCCTCTTTAACTTCAACACTCCCCCCTCCTCCAATCCCACCTCTATATTCTTTTCTTGTTTTGACCGTACCCGTTGCGGTTTGCAAAACATTCCCACCTTTCCCCTTAGCAACTAAACCTTTCAAATTAGTACCACTCACTTTATCGTTATAAAACGACCCCACATCCCCTTCTAATTCTACCCCTATCCCTTTCACTGCCTCATCAATCTTCTTTTTTAATTTCTCATCCCCTTCCGAATAGGCATCTAATAGACCCCTTGAATCTTTGTACCCAAGACCTCTACTTAATTTCTCTAATTCTAAATTCTGTTTGCCTACACCTAGGAGTTCGCCTGCCTTAGCCCCTTTTTCACTATCAGTCACTGCTAGTGTGGTCAAACCTCTGCTTCTTGCTCTTGCTTTTGCTCCCTCTACTGAGTCAATGTCGGTGTACTTATCTTTTCTAATATCAGACAAGGCTTTTGTATTTACTTCCTTTTGAAGAGATAAAGTATCTTTTTCTTTTTTCAGTTTTTCGATTTCTTCTTTAATTCTAGCCCCTTCCGCCCCCGACTTCCCTTGAAGAGATTGCTCTTTTTTTCGGATTTTATCTGAGACAGATAAAAATTCCTCACTAATCGTTTTTTGTTCTGCTATTAATTGGTTTGTAGCGGACTCTTGAGCCTGCCTTGATTTCTCTGATTGAGATGAAAAGATCTTATCATAAATCCCCATCGTCACATCAAAGACACCTTGCATGATCGACCCTAAATAATTATTGATCTTATCTGCACTTGTTTGAGTAGCCCTCACTGAGTCTTGCATGATTGACTCTAGTGTAGGGGCTTTCATATTATTTATAGCGTCCTCAATATTTGCACCTTGAGATTGTAAATAGTCTCCTATGTTTTCTACTACCATCCCCGTTTCTGCATTGACGAATTTACCTCCATCTTTCTTTAATCCAAATTTCTCTAATTCTGTAGAACCTAAATCCCCCGATTGGATCGCTTTAAATTCTGCTCTCTTCTGTTCAATAATCTTTCCGTACTGCTCAATCTGTTCTTGACTGTAGCCTAAACTCTCTAAATATTTGAGTTGACCTAGAGATGCATTTCTAATGGATTTATTATTTAATATACTATTTATTCTTTGCGCATCGACACTTAATGTACCTCCCATATCAGATGCACCTAAAGCCCTTACCTTGCCCATTGTTCCTTTATTGTGACCTGCGAGATCGAGTAATTGTAATAACTGCCTTGAAGCCCCCTGTCCTGTCTCACCCGACAGTTGTAATTTCCCAATGAGTTCTTGTATTTGACCTTCATCTAAATTCCTTACACCCTCTAATACATTCCCCTTTCCAATTCCAAATTGACTGAATATATTTTGCATCCCCTTATCACCTAAGAAATCTTTAGCGAATTGGGAAGAGGTTGCTTTAGCGGAAGACTCTAAAGCCCTAGACACTCCTTTTTTATTTGTAGTCATCAACCTCTTAATTCGATCTACATACCCCTCATTACCGAAAGCCCCTACAAGCCCTTTCGTAAATTCCTCTGCGGCCTTCGGTCCTAAAACTTTACCTAAAGAAAGTAAGATCTTCCCTGCTTCAATCGTTCTTACATTAAACTTACCAATACCATCTGTCAGATCTTTGATTTTATCAAAGAATTGAGAAGTGGAGTAGGAAGATTGGATGGCTAAATCTCTTATACTTTTAAATTCATTTGCCATTCTTCCGATTAAAACACCATTCTTAGCGGAGAGTCCTAATTCCATTCTGAAATTATTGGCAAATTCACCTGCTTGGCTCATATCAATCCCTAAGCCATATGTAGCCTCTTTTAGACCTCTCATTAAATTAAATAAGTTTTCTGTGTCTCCTCCTAATTGACGCATGGTCAATCCCATCTTATTTAATTGACCGTATGTCTGTATGACTTCATCTGTAGTCATCCCTAAGTTAGTAGCAAAGTCATATGAGGTTAGGTCTTTCCTTACTGCATTAATCGACTTATAGGCGTTCAGAGAGCCTTCTGCCATTAAGTCTGTAGCGGATGCGGATGAAAGAAGATCTTTATTTATTTTCTTCCCTGCACCCTCAATCGCTTGGAAGACTTTGAAAAGAGCAACTGCCCCTCCAACTAATGCGGTAACTCCTAGTAGAGTTTTACCCACTCCTCCGAGTAATTTAGCACCTCCTTTTATACCTGCTTTCTCATTAGATACTTGCTTCTTAAGATAAGTACCTAGCATAAAAGAAGTCAGTGCCTTCAAACCCGAAACTAAAAGTGTAGTTGTTTGACTAGAGTCAGTTAAAGCCCCTGTTAGAGAATTAAATCCTTTCTCTACAGAGTCCCCTAATTTCATTTCTACTACTTGATCTTTAAAAGAGAAACTATTCTTAGTTGCTTCCATGTACTTCTTATTTAATGTATCTGCTCTGTCTATTTCTGCCTTAGCAAGTTTCTTTTGTTGTTTAATTTCTTCTCCAAACTTTTTTTGAAGATTTCTAAGCGTGTTTTCTGCACTGACTCTTTCGACATCCGAAAGATCCCCATTCAACTTACGAATGCATGAAGAAATATCCCCGCTAAATTTAGAGACTGTACCTGTCAGTCTTTTTTGAATACCCATCAAGTGATTAGATGATTTTTCAAACCCTATATCAGTGGCTTTGGTTATGGCTTTGGTTATGTCAGAAAAAGAGGTTTTATATCTTTCTAAGTTCCTTAAATCTTGTTTAGATGCACCGAGGATGCCTTTATCGGCCGCTTTGTTGAGTTGTTTTAAGAGGTCAACTAAAACATCTTGCCCTTCTATAGCCATGATTTACTCCCTAATCTAAATGAGGTTTCCTATTTGCTATAGAGTCCATTATAGAAGATTTATCTTTCACAATCTCTCCATTTTCTAATTTCAATTTACCCTTCTCTTCTTTAGCAAATAAATACTTAGAAGAAATGTGATCTCTTAAAGAACTACTATCCCCCATCTCTACTAGATTATGACTAGAGTTCCGACTTTGTAATTCTAGTACCTGCTCATCTGTCAAACCAACAATAGGATTAGACCTCACTCCATCCATTTCTCTCCTCCTCTCGATTGCTCTTTCTCTAATTTCTTCTGATCTAATTTCAGACTCTCTTACTTTATTTCTAATGTAGTCTTTATACTCCCTTACAATTTTATCATGCTCATCCTCTTCCCCTGCACACCATCTCTTAAACTCATCTCTTAAATCATGTTCAGTTTTCTTTACTATTCCCCCTCTTGTTTTTTTAACCTTCTCTACTTTTTTAGGCTTCCCTGCTCTTGCCTGTCTTTTAACTTCTTCCCGATTTGCCTTCTCATCCCTATCTGCTTCTTCCCATTTATTTTTGATCTTAGATACATTTGAATTAAATGCACTTGCACCGAATAATGTTTGATCCCACATTTCCCTGCTCTTAATTCTTTCATCTTCATTGGTATTCCAAATCACCCATGAAGTCTGCAAATAAGATAAATTATCAATATTACTTACAGGTCTATATCCGAATCTCTGATTTGCTTTCCATGTTGACCAAAGACTCCTACTCTCATCTTCATAGCAAAATGCCTCAAGAAATTCATATGCTTTCTTAGACTCTTCTATTAGAAATAAGGTGTAGAAATATATCCTACGAAAAAGATTTGTAGATACAGATTCCAATACACCCATTGTAACGAATGGATTCTCTAACCTTACACCATTAATAGAAATGAGACACCTAGAAACAAGAGCAAGATCTCTTTTCCATTTAAGTCTAGGAGACACTTCCTCCACCCATTCCATATCATTATAATCGGGGGATTTTACTCTTAAATATAAATCACCGATTATAAATGAAATAGATAAATAGCCTTTCTCGATTTGTGTTTTTAAAGGGTCATAAACTCCATTCACGACCCAACTTCTTTCAAAGCATTTGTTAGAGAAGAATCTTCAACATCAGAAATCCCTTTAATAACTTCTTTCGTCCTATCGTCATATGAATTCAACTCAAGAGATTTATTCATTTCAGATAGCCTGTTCTCAAGGATTTCTTTTTCTGCTTCTAAAATTTCTTGATTAGTGTCAACCTTGTCTTCAAGATCTTTTTCTAATTCTTCAAGTAATTCAGAGAAAGATTGAAAGACAAAAGCAATTAAAGGTCTTGACCATTCTTCTAGCATAGACAAAACTGCTTCTTCTTTTTTTACTTTTACAGGCACACCGTTCTTTAATTTCTCACCCGTTTCTACATACTCTTGATTTCTCAAATCAAGATCTTGCACTTTCACAATAGATCTTGCTAAGGCTTGTTTTCTAAAAGAGTCTACAAACTCAAGAGGTGTTGAATCATCATCTTCTAGTGATGGCAATGATTTCTGAATCTCATTTTCTTCACTTGGTGTGATGGTTCTGAGTGTGATCTTAATTCCATGCACTTCAATTTCTTTTTCTTTATGGGAAATTTCAACTAAAGGCTTAAAGGCTTGTTTTAAATCTGACAGGTTCATGTTTAATACTCTCCGTTTAAAGTTCGTCAACTATTATACAAAGACAGATGATTATCCAACTACTCTGTTTTGACCGCCATCTTGTACTGCACCGTTTGACGCTATTCCATTATATCGGATTGTACCTACTTGACCAAGTGATGGATCATTTCCTGTAGGTAAGAAATCTCCGTATGTAGAGAATAAGTCGTGAATATCAGATACAGACGCTCCAATAGTCTCGGACATAATAGATGAATCCGCAGTTACATTTGCACCCGTTACAGAACTCATCCAACACGCTTCAAAATAAGTGATGATGGCTTTATGGCTTTGATTACTCCCATATGCGTCTTGTGCCCCTGTGACTTTTTGACCACTGAAATCCACATCAACAAGACCTGCATTGAAATCATCACCATCTCGATCACCTACTTCTGCATCTGCAATAGATGAGAATACGAGTTGTTGTTCCATATCAAAAGGCCATCTGTGATGTTGTAAAGTTCTCACAGGTCCATCAACTCCACCTGCAAATCCAAAGGCTTGGTGTGCATTTGAAAGATATAAAAGAGTTCTTTCTAAACTCACATCAACCGCATCCATAACCCCCGGCACCCTCTCCGCAATCTGATCCCCAAAACCAATTCCCCGAATCGGTTCTGCAGATCTACTCATATCATAAGTAAATGAAGAGACAACCCCTAGTTGAAAAAGGAAAGAGTTGTTCTCTCGATTCGGTCTGTAGACAGGAGACAGAACTCGGACTTTTTGGGAGATGGCCGCTCTTGTGTTGGGGGATGCGTTATATTTATAAATGTGGCTAGAACCTTGTGCATTTGATGCACTTGGTGTTGAATCTGTGTTTGCCATTTCAAACTCCTTAAAATTAATGATGTACACTTAATGGATGATATAAAGATTTAATAAAAGTTTTATCGAAAGACGATATATGAACTTAGTAAACAACATATAAGCCTTAACACTCAAAAATAAGACTTAGGAGTCTATATATGAACAGTTATGATAAAATGTACGGAGGGTATTCCACCCATTCTCTTCCATCAAGAAATGCGGAAAATGATGGGAAAGAAGGGGAAAGAGACATTCCAAAATATGTAGATGAGAAAGTAAAATATTTTGAAAAAGAAAAAGGGTATGAACCCGATTTAGCGTGGCCTGTGGCTTGGAGTATTTATTGTAAATATAAAAAACCCGACTCACCTAGATGTAAACAAGATGATTATTTTAAAGGAAGAAAAGCAAGTGCAAGGGTAATTGCATTAAGATTTCTTGATCCGCTCTCTAATTGATTCTACACAAGGTACACAAGCACCTGTGATTTGATCATCCCAAACCAAAGCCCAATCACTTTTATGATAAGGTAAGGGCATTTCACATATCGTACAATGCCATTTCATACGAGGCATTTTCCCACTGATCCTCTTATCTGTTTGCTCAAAATTCATCCCGAATTTCTTATTTATTTTCATAGTAAGTTCACTTTTCTAAGGCAATAATAATCCTTTGGATGCAACTTATATGAAGATAGACTATCTATTGAAACCCACTTAAAATCCGTATGTTCATGGTCTAAACTAGGCTTAAACTCTTCTTCTACAAAAGCAAAGAAGAGAGTATACATCTTAGTCTCTGTATGAGTAAATACTTGATAATTAACCTCTCCAATTTCTTCTCTAGTTTCTCGGACTGCGGTTTCATAATCACTCTCACCTTTTTCTTCACCCCCTCCTGCCATATTCCAATATCCACTATAAGGATCTAACTTGTAGTCTGCCCTCTTAATTAAGAGGGTTTTTCTATTCGGAGAAATAAACATAATGCCTGCACCCATAGGAAATTCCTTTCTGAATAAATAATTATATTCTAAGGCTTTTCATCAAAAAGAAAAAAAGTTTTTCCCTAGCATGATTTCTTATTCGATTAGTTATCACTAATTAAAACCACACACCTTTAACGAAAGGAAATCACTATGAAGTTTTTTCAACTCCTAAGTGTAATTGCTGAAAATTATGACTTTTCCCCCTTCTATAAAACTCCTCAAGAAATTAAATCTGCAGTGGACAATTTCTACAAGGCAAATGGATTGTCTAAATCTCTGAAAATTAAAAATCTTTCAGTCATGGAGGAATGGATCGACTTTGAGGTTGGACTGATTCCAATGAGAGTTGAGATCGAATGTGGAAAAGAATTGAAGATCAAGTTGGCTTAATACATAATAATTCTTTATTTATACCTTATCATCCCACCAATCATCCAAAACCCCGAAAGGGAGTTCATCGTATAGATAAAGT